GTGTCTCCAAGAACTGTATATAACTCGCCCTTTGTTCCATCCGGGTTTAAGATATAAAATCTAGGGAACGGAAAGTTCTGTCCGAAATATTTAAAGTTAGTAGGGAACGCTGAAGCTAAATCTAAAAGTATAGAATCTGTAACTAGTTTTAAGTTTTCTTCTAGGCTACTGGTGCTGTACGATATTACTCCTGAGTCTTTTGACGTTTTTAGTGTCCAAGTCTTTAAATTCTTAAACAAAGGAGACCCTGACGCTAGAGCATACCAGATAATGAAAGGTAGGTAAGATTCCCACAAGGGAATAATTTTATTATCTATGTCCAGTACACTATCAACGATTATGGCATTTAACGCCGACCTCAGAGATTGTTGGGTTCCAGATCTCTTATAAATATCTACCGCTGTTCTAAGTTGATGTCTCCACTTCTCAGACTGATTTCCTCGAAGTTTAAACCCGATCAAGTCTGCGATGTACCTAAGCTTTTCCTGCTCCGTATTTTCTATATCGTAAAGATATTTTATATCCTCTACCTGATTAGATATATCAGCAAAATGATATCCAAAAGCTGTTAATATCTTCCTGAAAGGACCATCAGAAACTTCGTCTTCTAGCAGTAGCTGTGCATTTAAAAAATCATCAAAAGCGGATTTTACCCTAAAGTCCTGCCTGTCAATTGCCAAAGGTGAATAGATAACGTCAATTAATGTTAATAGGTTATCTAGCTTTTGTGTTCCACTGGTATAGGTTGCTACTTCTCCTGCGCTTGGATCGCTTATTGCATCCTGTACTCCAGAAAGAAAATCCTGAGGGATGTAACTTCCATAGGAACACGCTTCAACATTCCTCCAAACAAAATTGGTTAAACCTTTTACTCCATCTACTGTCTCTAAAGTTGCTCCTGTGTAAAGCTTACTAAGATTATCTAATACAAAAGAAGAAGGAGAATAATCCAGACCGCCTAAAGCTGAAGTGTTTAGAAAGTAAAACCAACCTAAGTTATCTACTAAGTAATTATGAATACTACTTGCGTTAGAGTCTTCCGTGAATGCGGATAGCTCTGATATATTGTCTTCTATGGTGCCAGGAGTCGTTATACCCGGAGGGATTATTTTGGGCAGTAGGGAAGAAGATAAGAAAGAAACAAACTCTCCGCTAGTATCGAAATCAGAAAAGTTGGAGCTTAGGGGAAGAAGTATTTTTTGTCGGAAGCTTTGCGTAGTTACTTTTGTTAGTTCGTTCTGCTTTACAAAATACTGCGAGATTCCCTCTATAGAACTTAGGGAGCTTGTCTGAGAATCCGGTACAGAGGACAATGGCAAGATAGAAGCAATATTATCCGCTATATCTAAATGGCTATTTATTACTTTGGATAAAGGATTTATCTCAGTACCACTTAAAGCTAAGTCTTCCTGCTGATATACCTTAGGAGTCAACAACTCTAAAAGATCTACAAAATTAGATTTTGAGAACTCTCTAGGGTTCGGAGTATATTTGCTGTTATCTACCATCAGGCTAAGTATTCTACGTTAATGATTAAATTATTTAGTTGAATGATTTCATTAAAATCAATTCTAATATCCTGACCAACATTATCTAGCGTGGAGAATCTGACCTCATCCACCTCAAAAATCTGCCTGTTTAAATCAGCAACAATAAGATCCTCCCCAAATTCTGTATTGTCAATACTTAGATAGTTTAGAATCTTATTCCTAACTTTAGCCTTGATAGGCTCCTCATTTTCTTTTTGCTCTAAATCAATTCTAATCGTACAAACTAAATCCAAGGTTCTGATTAGGCCGTCAACAATAACTATGTCATCCGTAATCATCTTCTTTTCATTTATAGCGTCAAGAAGCTGAGTTTTAAAGTTACTCGTAGCCCTCTGTAGCTGAATGTCCGAAGCTTTCTCTAGAACATAAATATCTATGGTGTTTGCGGAAGAGTATGCGTTTCTAGTCGCTGCTGTTGCTTTTCCTAAAGTTCCAAAGGTGCTGATAAAGGTATTAGCAAAAACGGAATAATCTTGTAGAGTTACCAGCCTGTCCTGTCTTCTGAAGGTTAGTGGGGCGTACTTCTTAGCGTGCTCTATCGACTCCGCGTTGGCACCTCCTGTAGCCTTAGATGTATTTCTTATAGTACCTGTATAATTAGTTGCTCCTTTTTGCGCTGTAACTGCTACTGCAAGGGCCTCCTTCTCTATGTTTCCTCTGGTTCCTCCTCCCACTCTATAGGTAACCGTATAGGTCGCTGAGTCGGGAGGAGAGATTCCTGCTACTCCAGTGCCTAAAACTACCGTAGCGTTATAGAATTCATCGTAACTAATCTCAAAAATCTTATCTGTCGAACCAGATGCGAAGTAAATGCTGTCCACCTCAGTGTAGGCTCCATTTGATTCCTCCGTAGGAGAAGTAATAAATAACTGAATGCTTCCTTCAACCACTGGGCCATCTGTAAGAGGAATCGTTTTCTGCCCTTCAGTTGCAGCAAACTCACCGGACTCGACTACTAGAGATCCTTCTTGGAGAACTAAGTTTTGAAATACATTTTCATTTGTCCCCAACCCCTCAGAAGAAGGGGTTAGGTTTATTTCTGTTGTTGCCCTAGCTTGATCAACCAACCCGTTGACAACCTTGTATAAAGTGTATGTGACTTGAGCCCCGTCTTCAGGGGATCTAATCTCAAAAGTTCTCTGGTCTGTAGGGATAGCTATGGAGTCCACTCCTGCTAGATCGTCAGTAAAAGTTATTTGGGCATCCGCCGCTGCTGAAGTTGGCCCCCGCATCCGCACTCCAATCAACTCTAATAGCTTTTTTACACTTCCTCTCTGGGTTGCTGTGGCAATAAGGTTTTCGTTTGCTAACATATCAGCCTTCATGGATAAGACAGCACCCATGTAGGCAGCTAGTTCCACAAACATCATACCTAAATCAGATTCTACAAAATACTTATACTCATCAGGATAAGCCGCCTTTACATAATCAATAAGAGAGTTTCTTAAAGTAAGGAAGTCTGTTGCTGCAAAGTTAATTAAGTCTGCTCGCCTATTAAGAGCCATAGGGGCTAACTTCATAAAGTCTGAGTTTATTGTACCAGAAAAATTCATTTTATTTTAGCCTCTATATCGAAAACTTCTAGGTCATCCGTTGTTAGTTGAACCCTCAATACGACCCGAAGTTGGTTTCCTCCAGCGGCATCGTACTCTCCCGTCTCATATACTCCAACCTTTAATAGGTTAGCTCCTACTATGTAATTTTCAAAAGATACTTGGATAGTATCTTTTATTTGACCAAATAACTCTTTAGTTATCGGTTGAAACAAAAATCTTCTGAGGTTGCAGCCAAAGTTAGGTAGCATTACACGCTCTCCACGCTCTGTTTTTAATAGCTGAGTGACCGCTTGTCTAATCATTTCTCGACCACTATTCTTTTTAAAAAAACCTCCCGACTCTCTATTACGTCCTAACGGAAAAGTAAGTCCATAAATTTCTTGGCGCTTGGCTCTTGGGCCTTGCTCCTCGTATTTTGTTGGTCTTCTTCCATACCTAGAGACTGTGTTATTCGCTGCCATTATATTCTAATGTTTTTGAAGAAGCCTTGCTGTGCTTCATAGTTCTTTTTAACTTCCGTACTATCTAGTGGCTTAGAGTAAAATTTCAAGCTTCCTACATGCCCGCGAAGACCGCTGGTAACTCCTCCGCGCTCCCCTCCACCCATGAAGTTTCCGTAGTTGTACATACCATCGGTATAACCCCCTCCCACAACCCAGGGAGTGTAGAATGGGTTGAGCAGCGGGCCTTGCTTTAGAACAAACGGTCCATCTACAGATGAGGTAGAGTATTCAAAGCTGTTAGGTTTCTTGAAATTAGGGACCGAAGGAGTTTGCTTCGGATCTATACCGAATACTGTAGACAATGCTGAGGTAGCCACCAAGCTCCCATCCGCATACATACTTATCTCGTCATTCAGAGGATCACAGGTAATGTCAACAAGAATAAACTCAGAATCTACCTTCCCAAAATCTGTAGCAGATAGATCGACCTTCATCTTTAGGAAGTCTGGGTAGTTTGTACACTCGTCTGCATTAACAAAAGACGCCGAAGACAGGTCTCTGGAAATTGTAGGTGCTATGAAGAAACTCAAAGAAGATACTGGGTCATTTTCTGAGTTTAGGTTACTGTATCCTACTGGATTAGCTTCTGTGGATTGTTGAGTAATTCTTCTATCTCTAGTGAATCCACAAACAAGACCCCTAACAAACTGCTCTCCCCGATCATTAGGCAATAAGTCTAGATCTCTCAATTGGCCTGTATGGTCAACCGAGGAAACTCCCTCCTTTACTCCGACATTTTCTGAAGCAAGAAGAACTTTTGTTAGTGACGATGGGCCTCCACTTAACCAACCTTCTTCCCCGTCAGTAATATTGGGAACATGAACCCAACATTCCATACTGAACCCGGAGGGAGAGTAAGTTAAATCTCGATATTCCTTTGTGTCAGGTAACTTTATGAAACTACCCAACGCTGAAGCTGCCGCAACATCTCCTGTGCCTTTATTTTTTGTTATTCCTTCCAAGTAAGGAATAGCTAAACCCGAAGCAAATATATTTTTCTTTGAACTACCTACCAGTTGAGCATTATTATACATATTATCGGTAGCACAGTTCGTGGTTTGGAAATCAATGGAGGAGGGTAGTTCTAAGTTAGTATCTAGGAAGTTATAGATACTAAATAGACCCTCGGTTACTATGTTATCTGTTAGAGATAAAACAGTTGCCTCGGTATTATCTGTAGAAGAAGGGGCGTAAATAATACTTCCTCGTCCTATGGTAGGAACCTGAAGATGCTCATACCCTACTGACCCTGCTTTCGGAGATGATCGAACAAACTTTGGGTTTAGGGGTAAAACTATACCGTCTACCTCAGCTTGCTCAAATACCAATGCCCTTTGCTTTTCTAAATCAACTTGTAAATTATAGTCAGCTAGATAAGAGAAGTCGTTAATTGGCACTTCTCCAGGAGCAAATAAGGGAGATGTTCTTCCTCCGTAGATTTGAGGCGCTTTTACCGCTACCTCAATCTGCTTCTTTCTTCGATTAATCTTATCGGTATGGTTAGCAATTTCGGAAATAATTAGCTGCCTTTGATTGATCACGATGGCATCAGTATCTCCGTACTCAGTTATGAATCTTTGTAGATCCGAAGATAGATCAAATACTAATTTGTCTCTCTGCTGTTTTACTACTTTTAGGAAATGATCTTCATCGTAGTAAGCTTCCATTCCTAGACTGTCATCAATCCTGTTAGGATCAAATATATTATCAGCAAACTTGTTTAGTGAGTCTACATCAATCTTTCTACCCTTACCTCCTAAGTTCGGGTCGTAGTCATATCTCCAGCGGTCTCCTGGGGGAACTATCCCAGAGATAGCTAGGAATACGGGGTCTAACCCGCCTGACTGAGATTCATAGTAGAGTCCATCCTGTGTCAGTACATACTGTCCGTTAATTGTCTCAGGAGGCCCGAAGGTGAGCCTGAAGACATCATCATCTTCTTCCAGCCCAGGATCCGTTACGGGGCCAATGTTGAGTCCGCTTAAGCCAAACTCAGCGTCATCACGGAACACAGGCTCTAGAGAAGGATCATCTCTTCTTTGTCTAAGTACGGAATTGATTCTAGCCTGAAACTCATCAGCTTGTTTGATAAAGTCTCTAGCTGAATTAGCTGCCGCCATAGTCCCCGCGAATCGGTCTTCTAGTCGCTGCTGGTTCTCCTCTGGGGTGAGTTGGTTGGCCGCGTACCCAGGATCTTTAGCACTCAAGTAGTCACCGAATTTTCCCACACAATCAATAATGGCTTCCACCTGATCTATGGCAGCGTTTACGTTTTGGTAAATTTGTGCTCCAAATTCGGCTAGTCCTTGAACAAGGTTGAGTATCTCTCCTAGATCACCTAAATCAAAACCAAGCCAACCGTCGTCTAGCTTAAATTGAAAGGTTCCCGTCTCCGTGTCAAAGGTTATAATGCCAGCATCAAGCTGAAGAATACGAAAAAGTTTAGCCGTTATTTCATTTGCCTTAGCCTTTGCTTGACTAGTGGCAAGATTCATTGATATTAGGATTGGCGTGGGCAGTAAAGCAAGGACATCCGAAGCCAAATTAAGCATACAGCTAGGCACACCATACGCCATGCCCAAGGCCCCCACAGGGCCTGTGCCTGTTTGACCTTGTGCAGTAAGAAATGTATCTAAATCAAATGAAGCCATGTCAATTCACCCCCTTTCCGAAGTAATCATCTATCTTATATATGTCGGTAGGATTAGTATTCTCAACATATCTTGGCGAGTTTGGTATTGCAGCGGAACCTCCCGCAAGGTTAACCACGCCTTGCCCAGGCTCTATACTCACTCCCGCTCCAGCGGCTACTTCAACAGATCCTGACGTTGTAGTATGTACTCCACCTAAACCACCATTAATGAACACTCCCGCTGGAGCGTTTAAATCTATTACTCCTCCAGGACCTGTGGCGTCTAAAACAATTGAATTAGCTTGTAGTACAATTGAGCCGTCCGCTCCTGCGGTCCCTAGTTTTATTAGTTGTCTTTGTCCCCCTGGGCTTAGAGTCTCGATAAATATTCTTCCCGTATAAGGAGAATTTGACATGATGTTAACATCACCCCTATCACTTTGAATATTTACGTTTCCAGCAGGAATGATTGGGTTTAAGAATGGTACGCCAGCAATTTTTCCCCAACCAACACCGTTGGCACTGTTAATAATATTTAGCTCGCGACCGCCACCACCAACTCGAATCTCCATCTCCGACTCTCGGCTAACATGTATCTGAGGTCCTTTGGAGTCTATCTCGATGGCACCAGCGTTGGCTCCAATCCTGTCTGGATTTTGTGTAAGTGTTATTGTTGCATCATTTCCAGAATCTAGTTTTATAGAATCTATCGAAGGGCTGTCGTGCATGGTTATTTTCTTTTTATTTGAAGACGTTAACTCAGTTTTAACGTCTAGGACTGTAGTTCCGTTCTTAGTGTCAGAAATCTCTAGACCATGACCGTTCTGCCCTTTAATTAATATTTTGTCCGACTGATTAGATACAGAGGTATCATTTCCAGAAGTCTTTTCAAAATTAGATTTTGGCTCATTGTCAGAAGCAGGTTCTATATTTTGTTGTTTAATTAACTCCTGAGCTTTTTCTTGCTTGGTTTGTGGCTCTTTCTTTCCAAAGTTGATAGGGTTTCCATTTTTATCTCGAACCACTGTGCCATTCCTATCTTTGACCGACACTGCACTTTTTGATTTGCCCACCTCATCGGAAGTAGGTTGTGAAGGAACTCCGAAGTAAGACCCCATGTAAAACCATTCTTTGGATCCCGAGGGACGACAGACTAGAATATTAGTTTGTGGCTCAGGAATGCCGATGAACCCCGCCTCTCCAGGAGAACCATAAGGGGTAACATAATAGATATTAATTTCTTCTCCCGTATCCTGAAGGTGCCCTACAAAAGTTCCCTGCCCATCAAACATAGTCACATCATCTACTGTAGCTTTTCTTAGTTCTGAAAAGTTATCTTGATCTTTTTCTATCATCGGTATTCTCCTAATCCGTAAAGCCTTTCATTTTCCTCTTGAGTTGGGGGAGTGTAGAAATTAACTCCTTCTAATGTAGGATCTATTGCTGGAGCATTTTTTGCTGGATCAGGCTTAGGCGTGGAGTTTACTAAGCGTTCCTCTTGTGTTACATTATCTGGTTTTTCTGTCACTCTCGTTTCTGTTATTATACCCTCTTCATCTTCTCCAATGTCTAGTTGAGGCTTGACTAAGGTGAACTTAGAACGTACAGATCCTGCCCGTATGGTATGCACGTAACCCATAACTTTATATGCCCCAGTTAAGTAAGTATTAAATCCTGTTCTAGTCACCTCTGGCTGGCCCATTACTGGGGCATCTTGTGCAAACAACATGCAGGGGCTGTGAATATAAGAGGTATTAGAAATGTTAAAGAATGGGAGAGTATCAATAACTACTGACCTCGCGCTAGTAACCATCCTCTGTACAAATTCAGTCATCAACTGAACGGGGGCCTTATCGAAGTAGCTGGGTACTAAGTGCGTTAGTCCATTTAATTGCCTGTTTTGTTCGTTCGATAGAGCTACAACGTAATCCACCATAGACTTTTTTGCTCCTTTCTTATAGAGTTCAAACTGAATATCCGTAGAAAGGTTATTTGCGATCTGCTCTAAAACATCTTCGCGGTTGGATACACACCCGTTATTATAATACTTAGATAGAAGCAGGGAATCAAATAAAGCGCCAGAGGTTGTTATTGGGAAGTCAGCCACCTGAACAGGTACTCCTCCTTCACTTACGCTCTTGGTTAATTCTCCCCTTAGTTTCTGGAAGCTTGCTGCGAGGAGGGGAAAGTATACCCCCGGCTCAAAGCTATCTTTGATACTTATAACATTAGGATTAGTCGTGTTATACTTAAATACCGGGGCTGCGAAATCCTTCTGATCCTTCTTTGCTTTTTCTATTAAGTCCTGATCTGTATATGCAAACTCATCTGGGACTTGGTAAAGATTGCCTAATACATATGATGACGGAAGATCTTTCTTTTTTGATACCGTAGAAATACTTTCCTTGTAAGTTTCATTCAGTAACAATTTTTTGTCTAAATAGTGAATAGGTATGGGGCTATTAGATTGCCCAAAAAGAACCTCAGAAATTACGTTTCTATCACCTAGAATAACTGTTGGGGATTCAGGATCAAATGGCTCATAGCCATTTAAGGTCCAACCACCTCCTTGAGTTCCAGCCCAGTAATCAATAATGTTTTGGTCAGACTCTACCAATAAAGAAAAGTTCAATTCATAGGAAGAGGACAGTTTATTAATATTATTAAATACTTCCTTTAAGACTTGTTTTATCTCAGGCACTCCTTTACCTATCTTAGTAGATAGAGATGCATAGAAATCCCTTTCGGACAACCTGCCTAAGTTTCTTTCTATAAGGTTGGAAGAGTATCTAACCTGATCACAAAGCCCTCTTATTTCGTCTGGGATTGATTCAAGAGTTTTGTATCTATCCGTTAGCTGTCCTATAACCTCCATCTTCAATTCGGTTAATATTTTATTTACAGCTATCTCCGGTGCTCCTGGGGATAGTGGTCGCTTAGTATACGGTAAGTTTATTTTTTTTATAGTTGGACCTAAGAGAACATTAAGGTCTGGCAAGGCAATAATTACATTACAGCCGTTGGTTGCGTTACGAACAAAATCTCGAAGCACATCACAGATCAATTGATGATAATCAACGGCACCATAAGAGTTTCCATAAATCGGACTTTTATCTCTTAGATACTCAAGGAATCTAAGTCTTTGAGAAAGTCCCTGACATCTAACATCAGTACCAAAAGTCTCCAAGTCAACAGAAAAGCCCTGACTGTCTGTCCTCCTGGATTTGCTTAAAGAGTAGGGTATAACACTCAATTGTGCTGTAAACTTTCTAGTGGCCTTCATGTCATAAGTTATTGTAAATAACTTTACTTTATGAATATTAGACCAATACTTTACGTTGTCTCCTACGCCATACGCAACGTAAAAATACCTATCATCAAAAGCAGCATCTAATTTGTTTTTAATAGCTTCTGATATACCGTTCTTGTCTACTCTCAGGTTAGATCTTTTTACTTCTAATTGACGTTTAGTATCTACCGCATTCTTTACTATTTTTCCAAGATTAGTTGTTTTTATATAAGTAAATAGAGTATCATATACACTTCTATTGCTTAAATATCTTTGTTCAAAATCGCCCTGAGGATCTAAAAACTCCAAAGTCATTAGGGGGTTATCTTGATCGAAGCTGTGCTCGAAAGATATGAAGTGTGGGTTAGTTTGGTTGGAGAACAAGGCTACTTCGCTATCATCGTTTAGTTCATTAATAAGATTTTTTATACGAGTCCCTGAGGATAGTTTAAATAAAATATCTTCTAAACTCTCTTTATTGGTAGTTACTAAGATGTTTGCGGTCGGTACACTCATTTTACATTAGGTATTAATATTCTGTCGGCCACCTTAAACCCTTCGTTGGGGTCTGATATAGAGTTAACTAGCATGAGCAGCCACCAGTAGGCAGGAGTTCCGTAAAATACATTTGAAATCAAGTCAGGTCTATGCTCGTAACCTAGAGGAACATAGCCTACCTCATAATTATAGGCATCTTCCAAATTGCCTATTAGTTTATCGTAAGCAGGTGCGTTATAAATAGTTTTTACTTTTGCATTTCTATGCGTGACTGTATTAGAATCTAAAGCATAGGGGCCTTTTTTATCAAATATGTTTTTCACTGTAAATCAAACCTACCTGGATCCATAGAGTTTTTCTTGTTCTGAATGGTTGCTTCCCAACCAACAACATTGTCCCTGGCTACAGAATCGTCAGGGTTCCATTCTCCGAAATCTCCAGCACGAATCTCAGATAGATTAAGAGTATACCTAATCTTTCTAGGCAACATAGTTTCTAAGTCGTACCCCCCTTCCTCTATAGGCTGTATGCTGTAATCATTGCAAATACAAGGTATACCCTGAAACAGTATACCGTGATTAATTCTAACCACAGGAGGACCGTATATCGGATTTGGTGAATAGTTAGTAACTGAAGATCTAATTAAATTTGTCCAATAAACTATTAGATCCACCATCTT